GGGTGAAATGTGGGACTAGCGAGGTGAAACTCTTGTGCTAGATTTTCCAGCACTCGCCTTCCAGCTTCGCTCTTGAAAGTCTGCGCGTAGTCAGACTGTAGCTGCTTCTGCTTTTTGTTAAACACTCGGTGCCTCACCTAAACTTTGGACGGCTTCCGCTCCGTCACCAATCGCCTGTGCGGCCACGCCGCCTTCGCGTAACTGGGCAATGCCAGCTTCCACGGCTTCTTTCTGTTGCATCTGTTTGCGCGCAGCCGCAACTTGCTTAATCGGCGCCAGCAGCGACGGAGGAATATTGTGCAACATGGCGCTCTGCCGAATGAACTGATCCGCGTCAATGTTGGTGGCCGAAAGAGGATCAAACTCGACAATCGGGGCGATCATTGAAAGCCAACGAAGGTAGTTGTCCGCCTCGGTCGTGCGTTGGGCTAGCGCGGCGGGCGCAACGAACTCGATCTTGAACTCTTCTCCGTCCTCAATCTCGGCGGGCGGTTCGGGAACGGCCTGTTTCCGCATAAGAATGTTGAACACGCGCGTAACGGCGGGCGCGAGAAATTCAGTCTGCAAGCGGGCCAGCATGGGGGACATTTGCCGGAACTGCTGCTCACGCCGCTCTAGCACTTCGGTTGCCGTCATGCGGTCGGCTTCACGCAGGGTGGCAATGTCGAGGAAGAACGCGCGGTGGATGCTTTCGCGCCGCTGGTTCATCATGTCTATGCCAATGTCGAGCCGCCCTTCGAGGTCCAGCTTCTCGATCCGGCCCTTCGTGGAAGAGCGGTAATAGTTCACCGAGCCCGGCGACGTGCGAAGCGGCCCCATGAACCCGTCATCGGGCATCATTACGGGCGGGTCAGTAACTTTCTGCGCCGCGCGAATGACGGTGCGGGACATGGCCTGCAACATCTGAATGTCGGCCAGCGCGGCCATTGCGGGACTGCGCCCATAAATCTCACCGGAGGCTTTTGCCCATCGCGGTACGAGATAGGGCATGTCATCAAAGCCACCTTCCATAATCTTGCGCTTGGTTTCGAGCAAATAGTGGATCGACGCCCACGGCTTGTTCGTCGCGTCGGAGCGGCCATGCTTGCGATCTTCGCGGGGCATGACAGCGTGCAGGAAAGTGTATTTGCGGTTTGCTCGTTTCGCTAACTCTTCGAGCACGTCACGCGGTAACTTGTCCTCGCCGTAAAACTGCCGAGCCTGCCGCGCAGTAAATTCGTACTGACGAAACACTGTATCGACTTCGCCGCGCTGGTTCTCTTTGACGTACAGTTCCGCCAGCGGGCGGGTGTCGAAACGTACTCCGTCAACCGTGTCTGCAATGTACATACTGCCGGTGCCAAAGGCGCCGAGGTCCATGTACAACTCGTGGGCGTTCAGGTGGAAGCCGTTCGTCTGCGTAGCGAACATATCGAGGATGATATCGCGCACTTGCATAAGCCAGCCGCGCACCGCTTCGATTTTGTTCAAGCGGTCGTTCTTCATCTTGAGGTCGAACCACTTGATGGCGGGGTTAGTCATGAACCCGTGAATATTTGCAGCGAGCCGCTCGTTGTCTTGCACAGCGGTACTGTCATAGACGCGCAGATTGCGCTTCTCGCCGGGCGCGCGCTTGAAGGTGAAATCTTTGAGAGGCATTACGAGAAAGGCAATTTCCTGCCACAGGGCTTCCCAGGGCTGGCGAGAACCTTTCACGTCCTCGAAATCAAGAATTAGCGGGTCTTGACGGGCGTCTTCGGCCATGTGGCCCTTCCTTGGTTGAAGGTTGCGGCTGCAAGCGGGGCTTGCGAAGTGCAGGCCCCAGCTTTGGCTTGCGGCTAGTGCTGCGCGAGTTGCGCGCCATTAGCCAGCCCGCTTCTCATAGAAAATTTCTATACCGGCGGCATTGGTGATGGTGGCGTGTACGTCGGTGCTGAAATATATACCATCGCCCGGTATCACAATATCCCGAGTAGCGGCATCATTTGAGGCGGAACCGACTGGTGCAGCGAAGGTGGCCTTAACGTCGCCAGATGCGCCACCATCTTTCAGAACTACGGTTCCAGCCGCAGTGCCAGCCAGCAAGCGCACTCCCCGCACGACAAATGCGAAGCCGGAGGCTGCGGCTACTGCGGTGCCGGTGGTGGTACGGCGTGCCTGTATCTGATACATTAGCGGGCTCCTAGAAGGCTGCGCCTGCGCGCGGTGCCCTGCTCAAGATCACTGTCGGACAGAATGGTGCTGCGCTTGCCACGCCGCTTCCGGTCTTCCTCTTTGTTCTTCGCAGCGGCTTCTTTGGCAACCGAGGCGCGGTCAGGGGCTTCGGGTAGTGGCTGGACTTCGGGCAGCGCCACAGGTTTGCTGCCGCCGCCGATAAGACCGCCAATTAGGGGGATTGAACTCATTGGAAACTCCTTGCAAGGGGTTTAGGTGGTACCGCCCTATACTTAGTAAGAAAGTGGGTCCGCGTCAATATCAATTGCTTGAGGCATCATGATAATGCGCTGCTCGTTTCGCGCATAGCGGATCATCATTGTAGCATAATGGGTTGCGCTTAACAAGTCATCGTCCTCGTCCACGATCAAGCCGTCCTTCCGGTGGTAGGTGGACTTTTCATCAAACCAGTCACGGAGGTTCGAGAAAACCTTGAAACGCCCGGTTTGCATACGTTCTAGCACCTCGGCAGTCGCCCGTTCGCGGGATTGTGGGCCTCCCACATCGTCATCCCAACGGGAAGACATGCCCAGCATGTTCAACTCATAGCGTTGGCGCAGCAGTTCCGAGAAGGCTTCGCCGGAGCGGGGGTCGCGCTTCAAGGCGTCGTGCGGCCACGCAACGGGTATCCATTTGCCCCGCGCCTTGATAGCGTCGGCAAAGTTCGACAACACCGTGTCGGTCTGCTTGTAGATGGAATAGACGTACAGAATGTCCGCATCGGCATCGTGGGCCATCCAGACCCCCGCATTAGCGTGTCCAATTCCCAAGTCTATGCCGACAAGGCGACGCCAGTGCGGGGGTATTTTGAACGGGTCTGTAGCAATATCTTCATCTGGTACAGGATAGACCATACCCGAACCCATCGCGGGGAGGCCCTTCACGCGCGCTTCGCGTTCGTGCTCGCTGTATTGGGCGACGATGGTGTTGCGTTCTTCCTCGGTGTAGAACGTCGCATCGGACAAGTGCATCTTGATGACTTTCCGCATGTGCTTGCCAAGATCGCCCTTCGCTGGGCGAAGAAACTGGCGCACCACTTCGGTCATGCCCTTGAGCGGAGTGAAGGTGATCAGCATAGAACCAGCGCGCCTGTTCAGTCGCGTCAGTCCCTCGGTGTAAATATCCATTGGCGGCTCTTCGTCACACCATATGAAATCCAGCGTTTCACCCTGCCATTTCTCACGGCCCTGCTGATAATTGAGAAGAAAAATAGTGCTGATGCCGCCGCTACTGTGCCGTACACTAAAACTGTCAACAAGGTCCGGCTCGCCACGAGCCATAAGTGGTTCCCCAATGAGTAACTCCTTGCGAATTGTGCCGGTTCCCCACTCGCGTCCACGGCCCAGCAAGTGTCGTTGCACGTTCATGCGCGTCGAGCGCGCGGTCACGCCTGCGCCCCAGCCAATTACGGGCCGGTTCCATACTCGCCCTTCCCACCAATCAGGATAGTGGCCGGTCATGTGGTAGGCCAACTCGCACGCGGCGCCGAAACTCTTGCCGGTCTGGTTGCCAGCCATAAGCAAACGCTGGCGGTAACGATCCCCCGCTGTGTGAAACTCACGTTGCTTGTCGGTTGGCTCGTATGTGTCAATGAGATTGTACTTGCGGAACTTCTCTTCCTGCTCAAGCAAGTGTAGCAGTTCGTCTTCTTGGCGCTTGCGGAGATTAGTGTCCACTATTTACCGCGCAATCTGCGGTGCGTCTTCACCGCTTTCCTCACACGGCTCCCGCGCTTCCGACGCCCTTTGTGCGTCCCGTGCCTCCCATTGTGCTTCGTCATATTCCGCTAACCCCTCTTCAATCGTCGGTGACAGTTTCGGGCGCCGGGGTGTCCGGCGCTGGTAATACGAGGTCGAAGGGTTCAACAACTCCCGCGCGACCGGGTTCCTTGATTTCCGTGAACTCCGCGTCAATCGTTTTGGCCTCAAGGCCCATCTCCTTCTGCAACTCTTTGATGCGCTCGCGCCGTTCCTCGGGGGTCATGAAGAAGTTGTAGGTGTTCCCGCGCCGATCCTTCTCCATCGGCACTCCCCGCTCTAGCAGCGTCTTCGCCGCCGACAGCCGGACTTGCTCACTTTCGGCATTTTCGGCCAACTCGCGGATAACGTCCCGCCCCAATACCGCATCACCAGCGGCCCGAAACTCTATCTCGGCCACAATCGCAGCGCGAACGACGGGTTTGTTGAAAAGGGTGCGCGCCGTGGACAGGTGCCGTCCAATCAGCTTCGCGGCTTGGCTGACTTTCCCGCCGCTGTCGACGTAGGCGGCGACAAAGTGGGCTTCATCGGCGGACAGCCCTGCCTTCAACGCTCGCTTCGCGGGCGCTGGCAAGTGCTTCAACTCACCGGGGGTCAGGGTCTTCGATTTCGCGGCCATCCCC